TACAGCGGGATTTCAACACTTACGGGGTATCGAAGGATAAGTACCAGGTGGTTATTACTTCGCAGGCTTTGAAATGGAACCCAATGACATTCCCGACAAAGGATTTGATGTTGTTCGAAGAGATCGATGATGATGTGAGGCAGATTGCGGATAACTATAACTACCCGATGCACTTGCTCGGGTTCAAGGCTGGCACGACCTTTAGCAACGTAGAGGAAGCGAAGAAGTCGCTTTACCAAGATGCTACGATACCGGAATCGAGGCGATGGTGCGGGGCGTTGAGTAGGTTCCTTAATTTAGAATCAATCCAAATAGTGGCTTCGTTCAATCACCTGCCCGTCTTTCAGGATGATGAGGTGGCGCGTGCCGGGGTGGTGCTGACAACCTCGCAGGCGATGGAGATCGCTTACCGCAACGGCGTTGTAACGCTGGAGGAATGGAGGGGTGCCATAGGTTGCGATCCGATAAAGTTTAACGGAAAAACTTTTCACGATGGAAATACTGAATAAGAAATTCAACCGCCCGGTGTACTTCAAAGCGATTCCGGGTACCAGTTATCATTTAGACTTCACAGGTCGCAAGGTGTCAGGTTACCTTGCCGCTTTCGGCAACGTGGACGAGGACGGTGACGTGATCATCCGTGGGGCGTTCGCGAAGTCGATCTCCGAACATGGGCCAGACAGCCAGAGCCACCGGAAGATAGCTTACCTATTCGGGCATGACCCGGCGGAACCTATAGGGAGATTCACGAGTTTAGAGGAAAATGATCACGGGCTTTACTTCGAGGCCGAGATTGATTACACGGACCTCGGTGACAGGGTGTTGCACCAGTACCAGACCGGCACGCTAAACCAGCATTCGATCGGTTTCAGCTACGTTTTGGACAAGCTGGATTACGATGACTTGACGGGTACGTACACCGTGCGAGAGGTGAAGCTATGGGAGGGCAGCGTTGTGGCAATGGGTGCGAATGAAAACACGCCGTTTACCGGTTTCAAGGGTGTTGACCGGTATGAAAGTAGGACTACCTTGTTAGATGAATTTGAAAGGAGGATACGTTTACTTTCCAACGCCGATCAAATCGGCGTGAGGGCAACCGTTTCAAAGTTAATGGCACTCGCCGAAATGGCGGAGCCGGGCATGCACCCACTCCCACCGATCGTTGAGCCGCCGGTTAATTGGGATGCGGTTATGATACATATATTGAATACTAAACTTTAAAACTTACGAAAATGGAATTAACAGAAAAGGAACAAGCCGTTGTTGATGCTTCAAAGGCCGCGATGAACGCGGAACTCACGAAGTTCAAAGAAGGGCTGATAGACACAAAGCAGCTTAACGAAAGGCTGACGGATGAACTGAACAAGGTCACTGCGGCCAACGCCGACACCGTCGGCCCGCTGCTGAAGGCCGTTGAGGAACTTGGTCTTGAGGTAAAGGCTTTGAAGGAGCCGAAGACCGGGATGGAGTGGAAATCGATGCGCCAGCAGATGCTGGATGCCGTGAAGGGGAAGGACATGAAGCAGCTCGCGAAGACAGGGTTCGAGATGACCGTTGACCTGGAGAGTGCTGGGTACTTCCTGAAGAACGTTGGCACGGTTACACGCCCGTCTTCCAATTCACTCGTACCGTTCCCGTCACTTGATGTAACATGGGGTTACACCCCGTTGAACCCGCCTTTAGTCAGGTTGATTTCTGACGTGCTACCGACCGCCCTCGGGCGCGCCGCTTGGGTAGAATTGGGAACTCGCGAGGGTGCCGCCGGGATGACTGGCGAGGGGGCCCCGAAGACACAGGCAGATGCCACGCCCACGATCAACAGCTCGGAAGCGAAAAAGGTAACCTGCTATTGGGATTTCACGGAGGAAGCACTGGACGATCTACCGGGGTTCATGGCGGAAATGGAACGGGAGTTGACCGATCAAATCAACAAGTTGGAAGATTCACAGTTTATCAACGGTGTCGGGACCACCGTCTACCTGAAGGGTGCCGGTGCTTACGCCCAAGCTTACGGGCTAACAACCATACAAGTTGAGACCCCCACCACGTGGGATGCCATTATCGCCGCCCTGACACAGGTGAAGGCATACAATTTCATCCCTAACGCCATCATGATGAACCCGGTTGACGTCACCAACATGAGGTTAGCGAAGACTTCCACGGAGGGCTACCTGTTACCGCAGCTCGTTGTGGCGGCCATGCAGGGTGCCGGTTTGGCAACAGACGGGATCCGTATATATGAGAATAACAACGTGACGGCTGGCTACCTGTTAGTTGGTGACTTCACGAAGTACCACATCAGGGATTACAAGTCGATGTCAGTGAGGTTAGGCTACGTTGGTGATAACTTCAAGGCTAACATAATCACGGCAGTTGGTGAGAAAAGGGTCATCGCTTACGTGAAGGGTGGGGAAGAGTATGCCTTCGTTTACGACACGATTGCGAACATCAAGGCTGCCATATTAACATCATAAGCATATGATAACTTCTAACGTGAACAAGATGATAACCCCTGAGTCCAACAAGGTGAAGTTAATTTCAACCGCCATGCACCCTTTCGTACGAGCCGGGCAGGTATTGTACCTCCACCCGTCGACGGCGGAGATATTCCTGAAGAAGGGCTACGCCATCACGGCGGAGAGTTACAACGCACGACCGGTGGAGATTGATGAAGTGGTGAAGGTGGCCGCGACGAACTACGTTGAGGTGAAGGTTGTGAAGGCTAAATCAGAACCGAAACCTGAAACCGTGGTAAAAACGAAGGTGAAGGCTAAAAAGGGGAAGGGCAAGCGGTGAGGGTAGTGATGTTATCAACGAGGGACTATGCCGGGAGCGGCGGGCGGATCCGCGAGGCGGTGAACGGTAGCGGGCGGCACGAGGTCTTTCTCGTAACCGCCACCGGGCACCAGTATGGATACACCGTTGATGGTTGCCTCGATACAGGTGATACGCTTGCTATACGGCAGGCTATCCGCCGTTGTGACGTGATCCATTTTAAGGGAGACAACCCGCCGGTGAAGGTCTGGCGGGGCATCCCCCTCCCTGATCGACCGGTTGTTGTAACCGTTGGCGGGTCAGCGTTCCGGAGGCTTCCGGGGAAGACGTGCCGTGTGGCAATGGGGTTATACCCTTTATCTGACTACGTGAACGGGGCGGACATCCGCACGGCGTTGACACCGGACCTGAACTACCCCGCGTACCACGGAACTTACACGCAGCACTGCATTAACGCGGAGGCTGCACCATACACGTGGAAGCGGGGCAGGGCGTTCATCGTAGGTCACTCGCCGAGCGCTCGAAGAAAGAAGGGAACGGATGCGCTGATTATCGCCGTGGACAAACTGAAGGACGAGGGCGTGAACGTGAGGCTGGATATAATAGAGAATGTCACGAATTCGGAGTGTGTTGAGAGAAAGAAGCGGCACACGGTGTTCTTCGACCAAGTTGCAGATACGGGTTTTTATGGAATGTCAGCGGTGGAGGCGATGCAGTTCGGCGTGCCGGTGATGGCTTACGTGTCGGAAATGGCACTGCAGCAATCTGACGGTAAATTGTCACACGTGCCTGTTATTAATTGCGGCAAGACACCGCAGGGCATATACAAGTTATTGAAATATTACATAGACAACAGGAAGGAGCTGGAAACCCTAAGTGTCGTCACGAAGTGGTGGGCAGACAAGTTCCATGGCTTCACGACCTCGGCGAAGATGTGGAATGAAATTTACGATAAACTAACCTGACATGGCAAAGCTGATAGATTACACATATTTCATTGACAAGTGTGACATCCCGAACATTCAGGATACCGGACAGGTAGGGACGGCACTACAGGCATCTATCGGGCGTTACCTGTTGAAGTATGAACCGGAGTTCCTGACCGACCTGCTCGGGGAGACCCTCTACACCGCGCTGAGCGCGGGGCTGGATGAGGCCGAACCGGCCGAGGTCTGGACTAACCTGCGCGATCAGATCGTAGATTCAACGGCGAAGGTTTCGCCAATTGCTAACTTCACGTGGTGCCAGTGGTACAAGGATTACGCCATGTCACGCACCGGGATCGGCGACGGCCACCCAGAGGGTGGTAACATCAAGATTGGGACTAACAACCGCAGGGTTGCCACCGTGTGGAATGACATGGTTGACGTGATGGCAGACATCGCCGACTGGGTGAACGAACGGCTGGACGTCTACGGTGACTACGCCCCCGAACACGTGCACGATAAATATATTAACGATTTTGGAATATGATAACGCGCTACGTGGTTGACGTCATAGGATCTGTGGTTGACCTGGTTGAAGAACAAACCGGGCTAACGATTAATTACATGTACGGGCACCCCCTGGAGGTAACGGAATCTTTGCAACAGATGACGGCGACACCGTCGGTTTCCAAGACGAAGTTCCCGCTAATCGCGCTGCTGACGGACTTCCCGGAGCGGAAGGGGTTGGATGGCGTATACTCTGAAGTCACGCTGAACATTATCATAGCAACGTTGACTGACCGAAATTACAAGGCGCACCAGCGTTACGTGAACACGTTCAAGCCAACACTATACCCGGTATACAACGAGTTCGTGAACAAGTTGTATCACTGCCACGACTTCGAGCTGGTCGCCCCCGAAAGGGTGGAGCACGTGAAGTACGATCGGCTGTACTGGGGGCGAACTGGGCTTTACGGAAAGGAGGGCAACCTATTCAACGATTACATAGATGCCATTGAAATAGATAATTTACGTTTAAAATTAAAAAACTTAATATGTTACAAATCATGAGCTTAATAATGAACACCCCTTTATGTTCAACATCGTACGCGAACATGGGTAAAGATCAATGTTTTTTAGTGCCCGGGATGATAAAGGGCGCGATCGCGATTCCGAAAACGAAGTACTTCACCGCTGCGGACGTGGCGGATTTCAAGACCGTCCTGCAAGCCCTAACGCTCGAGGCAACGGTGTCTGAAAGGATATTCCCTCTGTTCCGTTTCGAAGCGATCGAAGACGGCAGCGAGGATGCCACGATTGAATCCCTCGGTTACGGCGGCAAGGCTTACGTCCGGGAGGGGTCTTACGATTTTAAATTCCGCTACGTTGACGGGGGGGCGTGCCTAAACAAGGTCCTTCACGGCAGCGAACTCTCTCAGTATAAGTGGCTGTTGGTAGATTCGAATAACGTGATTTTCGGAACTATCAACTCCGACGGGTATCTGGCGGGGCTTACAACGAACTTCGTGCAGGCACTACCAATGAAATTCAACGACGGTAGCGCGTCCCCAATGTTCCGCGTGCAATTCAACTTCAGCAAGCCTTCTGAGCTCAATAAGGACATGGGTTACGTCCAATGCGACTTTGATGTCGAGCAGGAGGTGAAGGGTTTGATTGATTTGGAAATTCGCGAGGTCGCATCAATAGAGGATTCCATCACCGTTCAGGTGCTGACAAACTGCGGTAAGATAGACCTGTACGACACTTACGCCGATGAGCTCGCCGATGCCACCATGTGGACGTTGACGAAGGCCGGCGTAACGGTCGCCATCTCTGGGGTTACGAAGGATACGACTAACAAGGGGTGGACGTTGGCCTTCACCGGCTCGGGTGACCACGTCGTTGGGTTGACAACGCCCGACCTGCTGGCTGCCGCCGACATAGGTGGCTACCCTGGCAACGGTTACGAGGGGATAGAGTTAACCGTCGACGCGTCCGGTAGCTGATGACCGCGCGGGGCGGATACGTGATAGAACGGGGGGCGTCATGGGCGGCCCCCCACGTTCTATCATTCACGAGTTACGAGGCCTTCGTTAATGCCTACAGTGGGAAGGTATGGCAGGATATGGAAACTGTAGCGCGTGACAAGTTGTTGAAATCGGTTTACGTGTATTGTTTGATGAACCCTTGTTTGATAGACGACTATGGGAAGGCTGAAGTACTTCGTGATTCACTGCACAGCCACGAGGGCGGGTGTCACCGTCACTGCTGACCAGGTGCGCCACTGGCACACCGACCCGCCACCGGGGGGGCGTGGCTGGCGACAGGTAGGTTACCAGTCGCTGGTAATGCTTGACGGTAAAATTGAAACCCTCGTGGATAATGACTACGATGGCAACATACAACCTTGGGAGATCACTAACGGCGCGGCGGGTTACAATAGCTCTTGCATTCACGTGTGTTACGTTGGTGGCCTGGCTTGCGACGGTCGCCCGTTTGACACGCGCACACCGGCGCAGGTGGAAGCCCTGCGCGCACTCTGCCGGAAGGTCAAGGCACGAAACCCCGGCGTGATGATCGTCGGGCACAATTACATAAACCCACTGAAGGCGTGCCCTTGCTTCAATGTTGACGAACTATTGAAAACCATTTAAAAACTAAACCATGCCGGATGATTGGGAAGAACACAGACTCTTTATCATGGAAACCCTGAAAAGGATAGAATCAAAACTTGACAGGCACATTGAGCAGCAAAGCAGTAGGATGTCGATAATCGAGGGCATCAACAATGACAACCGCAAGGAAATAGCCGTGATCAAGGCGCAGGCCATGATATTCGGGGGGTTCGCCGGTATGGTCGTCGGTGTTATATTCCAGGCGATCTTGTACCTGTTCAAATGACCATCGAGGAATTGCAACGGAACCTGGCGAGGTGGGACGTGCAGGACGTTGCCCGTGACGCCATGTCTCGGCACACCACGGATGCGGCAGACTTGAACAGATCGCAGCTGAAGGCTGGACTATCGTCTGGGGGCAACAAGTTACGGCGTTACGCATCCACGGTTTACGCCGCTTTCAAGTCAGGGATGAACCCCTCGCCGGGGTTTGGTAACCCGGACCTGCTGCTCACGGGGGAGTTTCATCAGTCCATAGTGGCGGAGGTCACCGCGGAAGAGGTGGCCTTCCGGGCAACAGATCAAAAGGCTGGCAATTTATTGTCGAAATATGGAGATAATATACTGGGGCTCTCGGTTGAATCTTGTGGTACTTTTGCTGATAAAATACGGGATGACTTCGAAAGGATCACCCGGCAAATATTAGGCCTGTGAAATGGTTTAAGAAAATATTGGAACCCGTGCCACTGGAAACGGTCAGGGTGATCACCTCCTGCACGGAGTTGACACTGGACAAGTTCATCCGGTGCCTTTACCGTGACGAGCTCAACGTACTCGCAATTTCCGGCAAGCCCACGCGGGAAGATCTACACGCGGCGTGGATGGAACTTTTCACGGAATACCTCTCGCTGGTGGACGTGCCCTCACGTCGTTACACCGAGCGATTGATGGCTGATAGCGTTTCACTATACACCCGCGTCACCGTGGCGCGGTGGTGCATCCGCGTGCTGTACGAGGGCTACGATGCCCAGTGCTCGGCGAAGCTGGCTGAGTGTGGCATACCTGTAATTATACCGCCGGATGAAACGGACATCAATTACTACACCGCCCTTGATCGGGCCGAGGCGAAGGTCAAGCCTTTGGTCGTGGAATATAATTTGAAATACAAGGCGTACCGTGATCACGTTACTGGTCTCGAAAATAAGCACACCACGGAGCGTGATTTCAACAGGTCGCTGGCATCGTTATCAAAGTTCATGGGGTTTCAAATATCAACGCTCACAACTACAGTGTATGAGTATGCGGGGATCATCTCACGGATGAACCAGGAGGCGGAGGGGCAAAAATTACGTGGCGATGGCAAGAATTGAAAGCATCATAAACATCCAGGCAATTCAGGCGGAGCGTGATCAGCTGATAGCCGCCGTGAATGACATCGCTAAATCGATGCAGCAGATTACAGGGCAGTTGAAGGTCATGGGTGTTGACACGTCGATGAAGGGGCTGAAGCAGCAGACGGATGAACTTGAAAGGTCTACTGCTGAACTGGCGGCGAAGGAGGCGGCTCTGAATAAAACGAAGAAGCGGCTGAGCGAAACCGATGCCAAGTTGAAGGAGGGCGCGAGAAAGGTTGCTGAAGAAAAGGCACGGGAGCGTTATGAAACTACCCTTTTGAACCTGAAGGCGAAGGAGGCCGCTATACTTGCATCATCGGAGGCATCAGCTTACGATAAGCTGAAGGTGAAGCTGGCACAGGCTACCCGCGAGGTTAGGGAGTTGACGTTGACACGGGGGAAAAATTCAAAGGCCACACTGGAGGCCGTTACGCGGCAGCAACAACTTGACACTCAGATCAAGAAGCTGGACGTGACAACCGGGCAGCACCAGCGTAACGTGGGGAATTACTCCAGCTCATTCAAGGGGCTCGGTAGGCAAATGCTCTCCGTTATAGGTTTGACTGGGGGTATCACGGCTGTAATCGCAGGACTTCGAAGGGGGTACATGGATTACGAGGAAAAAATAAAACAGGAGCGCAGCCTTTTGAACGCGTTAGAGGGTCGCGTGAACATTCAACGATCTTTGATCGCGCAGGGAGAGGTGTTGCAGCGATTAACAGGGGTCGACGATGCCGACATTAACAACGTTCAAAAATTAGCGGCTGTTCACGGGTTAACGGAAAGCCAAATTAAAAAGGTCACGAAGGCATCACTTGACTGGGCGGCCGTAACAGGTCAAGATGTTAATACCGCTGCAGTTCAACTACTTGGCACTTTTGAGGGTAGCCTCGGCCGGCTTGGGCGTTGGGATAAAGATTTCAAGCATCTATCCGCCACTGAAATGGAAAATGGTGGCGTGATTGATGTCATCGCACAAAAGTATAACGGGTTCGCGGGAGCCGCCGTCACCGCTTCCGCGAAAGCCCGCGTTAGCTTCCGGGAGGCCATGGAAGAGCTTGGAAGGATCATCTCACCCGTGGTCATCCGTGGCATGCAAACATTGACGGGGCTAATGTCCGTTTTTCAAACCGGTAAAACGAAGACGTCACAAAGGTTGGCCGATTACAAGGCCGAGGTTGAAAGTATGGATACAATTGCTATATATCAAAGGAAGATTAACGCCGAGAAAATGTACGCGTCGGTTGTAACACGTACCAACTCTAAAAGTGAACGCGAATGGTTAGCCATACTTAAAAATAATATTTCAGTTATGGATGACGTCCTCATGAAACGTAAGGAGACAAGGAATGAAAAGGTAAATTTCATAAAGGAAACGAAGGATGAAGCTGCCACGCTAGAAAAAAACGTCGGTGCTTACGAGAAGTTAGACGTACAAATATCAAGTTATGAAATACTCTTGAAGAACGCCGCGGCAGCCGGTAATGACAACGTGAGGGCATTGAATGCCGAATTAAGTGCACTAAGAAAAAAGAAGGAGTTGATCGATTTGCTGTTGAAGCATCCGGAAAAACTTGAATCCCGAATGCCCGGTCAAGTCACAACACCCGGCGTACCATCTGAAACAGAATTGAAGCCGGAACAGGTGTTCCCCCTGCCGGACGACAAACTTTCACAAGAGTGGGAGAATTTCTACGATGAGTTGAAAGACCTTGCTATCGAAACCCTCGGGAAGGGCATCTCTGACCAGATCACCGCCTCGTTTGAAAACTCGATAGCCGCGATGAATGACCAGTTGGAAGCCTGGCACGACAAGCGGCTGAAGGAAATAGATGAACGACACGACAAGGGCATTACAACGGATGCGCAGTACCTTAAGGAAAAGGAAAAGCTGGAGGCCGATTACCAGCGGAAGCAGAAGGAATTAAAGATCAAGGAGGCGCGAATACGCAAGTCAGAGGCACTGTGGCAGGTTGCCATCAATACTGCCGTGCAGTTAACTCAGACGGGTGGTCCGTTAGATCCGAAGTTCTGGCTGGTCCTGGCAAATGGCGCCGCACAGGCCACCGTGATAGCGGCGCAGCCGCTTCCGAAGTACGCCCGTGGGCGCAAGGGTGGTAAGGGTGAGCTGGCTGTGGTCGGTGAGGCTGGTGCCGAGGCCATCATGGTAGGGGGCAAAGCGTACATGACACCTGACAAACCAACGGTAACTTACTTACCTCTTGGGGCTGACGTAATCCCGAACGCCGAGACGATGCGAATGATAACGGCCACGGGAACGCTACGGGGCATGGATGAGTTGAGAGATACTTTCGAACGCGAGATAACTGAATTAAGGCGGGCTATCGTGAACAAGAGGGAAACGCACCTGAACATAACGGAGAGGGGTATACACACTATCGTTCGCAACGGTAACGCCTGGCAGGAACACTTGAACGGGAGGGTTAGGATATGAGCACGGTACACGTCGGGTTTGAAAAGGATTTGAAGTTCACGCTCTCGCACAACGGGCGTGCTCTTGTTTGCCGCCATGCACCGGTAAATTGGGACGAGGCCTTCATCACTTGGGAGCGGTCGGAGAGATACCACGGCCTATTTCGTAGCTACTCGCAAAAGTTGAAGTTCGTCAAGGACGGTGCTTACTTCCTGCGAAGGTGCTTCTACGCCGAAAATCGCAGAACACGTGCGGAGTGCACACTAAAGGTCGAAAAGATCGACCGGATGACGTTGGACTGGGAAGAGGTGTTCACGGGAGATTGTGATTTTTCAACCTTCACCGACCAGAGGGATTTCGTCACCATCACGGTGAACGAGGGCGGGTTGGTGAAGTACCTAAAACTCTACGAGGACACGGAATATGACGTGTCGCTCAGTGCCACGTTCAACTACACGGACCCGGTCGCCGGGGTGTTTGTTTGTAAGTACAATTCATATTACGATATATTATATTACATCTTGGAAAAGATGACGGGTAACCGTATCTCGAGCACCGAGTACCTGATGGATTTGGGGTTTATAGCTGATTACGTCAATACCCGCGGTTTGACAACCGGTCGCGGCATTCGAACCCCTTCCGATTACACCGGAACGTACACCTTCAAGATGTCATTCGCCCGGCTAATGACAGACTTGATGCGGCAAAATTGTGCCGGTGTGACCATAGCTAAAGTCGGGGGAAAGGATTGTCTTAAGGTGGATTACCTGTATAATATTTACGATTCAACGACCGAGGTTTACGACCTCGGTGAGGTCAGGGACTTGATAATTTCCGTTCAGGAAAAATTGCTGTTCAACCAGATCGAGGTTGGTTCCGATGATCCCTCGTACCGCAACGCCAGTACTTACCACGAATTTTGCTGCAAATCGATCTTTCACACGCCACAACTGATGTCCAATGACAAGCTGGATTTGACTTGCAATATTCGCACAGATTTCACGGGTGTGTTAGACGTGATGCTGACACCGGATGACGGTGCTGATGATGAGGAAATATATCACGTGGCCCTATATTACGATGGAAGTTACTACAGGCCCCTTCAGGGGTGGGTGAAGAAATTAACTGAGGTACCTTGGCAGAAGGCTTACAACGTGCCCTATTCACCGGCGCGCTGCCTCGCGCGTTGGCAAAGGTACATAGACGGCTGTCATGACGGTTTCGCGGGAGAGGAGATCACGCTGGAGGCTTCCGGCTTGGATAACATGAATAATGAAACAGACGGGGGGGGATTACCAGGATCTGACACCGTTTTGGAGGATTACCCTTACGTAATCGCGGGGGATAAGCTTTTTCTTCCGTACTTGTTCAAGTTCGAGGCACCCGCCGGGTATGAGTTCCTGAAAGCCATGCAGGCTAACCAGTTGGGTTACGTGAAGTTCACATATCTCGGCAATGACTTCACCGGATTCCTGCAGGAGGGCAACGTGACCCTCGCGGCGAAGGGCATCATCGACTTCACGCTGCTGGCGTGCCCGGGCAACAATTTAACGAAATTAATACGCGTGTGAGATGGATAGTATCGTAATACCACGGGTAAACCCCGTTCACTTCAACCTCGACGGCACGGATAGCTGGTTCGTGGACACCATACCGTATTTCGAACAGACGAAAAAGTATTGCCAGAAATTTCAGAAGGATGATACCATCCGCTTCCAGTTCATCGTGGAAGATGAGCTGTACGCCAGTTCAGCCGCCTCTTGGTTCTATTCGACAGCCGACCCGGCGAGCGGTGACACGCCCTTCCCGATAGCATTGGAATCACTGTCATTCGATGATCTGTACACGAGCTATCAAGGTGAGGTAGCCTTGACGGACGTGACGGAGGATAGCTTCATCTTCCTGAAACTCGTGATCACGCTGGGAACTGGGCCGGTTACTTACTACAGTGAGCCAATCCATGTAAAGGGCGAACACGAGCACACGCTGCTGATCGAATACTGCAACGACACGAACGATTTCAACATGATCTTCCAGCCGGGCGGTGGTGACACTAATTCTTTCCACTTCCGCGTCGAGGGTGGGTTGAAGTCAAAGGGTTACGAACCCCGGTCGACGGATGTCATATACGTGAACGATCGTGTTAACATGACAACGGTACATTCAACACCTTACCTCGTCAAGCGGTTCACCTTCGGGGATTCGTTCGGGATACCTTGGTGGGCCTCCGATATCTTAAACAGGATCTTTTCCTGCTATTACGTAATCATAGATGGTATATATTATAACAAGGTCGAGGGCGCGAAGTTCGAGGCCACCCGGCTCGATTACTACCCGCTCGCCGGGTGGGAGCTGGAATTAATGGAAAATGAAGAGATGAACGCTTTCCCACCGCTACCCGCACCGGATCAGAGGGTTTACTACCTATACCGGAATTGCATCACCGGGGATGATTTCGACCCGGGTGACCAAGTTGATGACACGTTTTACATTCCGCCTTTCGACCCTGATGCCGGGCACACGTACAGCAAGTTCGGGTTGTCCACTAACCGCGGAGAACTCTGCGTGTTCAAGTGGGATACGGTGAACGATGAATGGACGAAGGATACCTGGGGCACCTACGTGCCCCCGGAATTGAAGGAGGCAACCTACAACCTCCGCGAGGGTGAACTGGTAGAGATCGACCCTGCGGAAGCTGGTGTAACGCTCCCGGTGTTCGAGTTCCAGGTGTTCGAGACGGACGAGTCTGGCAACCTCTACCCGCAACCTGGGCTTCAGCCTTTCTACGACGCGGCCACGGAAAAGTGGTACATCAACGCCAAGGAGACAATTGACGTGCTTATCAGGTTCGTGGCGGTAACCGTGTAATATTATAACATTATAGATATGAAAAGGGTAATTGAATTTTTGATCTTTTTGATGGCACCCGCCTTCGTGGTGGCGCAAACGCCACCTCCGTTCAAGGTTTACAACGACCTCTGGGCGATGTCGGATATCTACTGGAAAAAACACGACAAGGCCACTTCCACGCCGCCGGACAGCGTGCTGGTCGTGAAAGCAAACCTGGTCTACGTTTACACAGGCGGCGTGGCGGCACCGTCTGACACCTTGGATTGGTTGGCTTCCACTTATTACGTTGACCACTCGCTATCATTAATCGACACGTCACTATGGGCACGGCTGTTCGGGCACCTGTATCCGAAGATTGTGACAGATTCCGTTATCATCGGGGCGAACGAGGTACCGAAGTCATTGTTCGAGGTAAAGGATCTGCTGCAATTTTACAACCTCACAAACTCGATCTACGCCGGGCCGCTGTGCCCGTTCGGGGCACCCGGGTCGGATAACGTGGCATTGGGTGGCGGATCGTTGAATTACCTTGCCACGGGCACCGGATCGTACAATACCTCTGTCGGTTGCAACTCACTCGGGTCAGTCATTGACGGTGAGCATAACACTGCCTACGGGCAGGGAGCCGGTTTGAACTTCGAGGGGTCACATTCCACATTCATCGGCGACCGTGCCGGGATGCAGGTATACCATGGAGACTACATGACAATCGTGGGGGCGCAGGCCGGGCAGGGTGCCACCGGCGCGGATAGCTCCATAATGCTGGGGCACCAGGCTGGTAGTTACGAAACTGAAAACGGGCGTTTGTATATAGATAACGCCGCGCGTGATGTTACGGGGCACGACTCGCTATCACGCAACAACGCCAGGAAAACCGCGCTGGTTTACGGAGTGATGGATAAGTACCCGGCTAACCAAATGCTTAGGGTGAACGGTCACCTCGAACTACCATATGAGAATACGATGAACAGCGACACCTTTCTGGTTATCAAGCCGACAACGGGTGAAATTGGGTACGATATTACCGCGGGCTTGGCATGGTCAGACACCACGGGGAGGCCAGGGCTGGCGACACGTTACGACCTTGACACTCTGAGCGTTTGCCCGTGGTCACTGGATGGCACTCAAGTCACGACACAGTATCCAGTTTTGGTACCGAACATGCTCAGGGTCGGGGACACTACAACGGATCATTTGAAGGTTGAGGGGAGCAATGTATTCCTCGGGCGTGAAGATACCTCTGCATCGATAGCCTACGTTTACAACGCCGTGGATGACCGCAAGGAGTTGACCATCGGAACGGGCACGGCAGTGTGGTCTGTATCGGAGACGGTCGGGGGGACGAACACGCTGGTAACCGCGACGGCTGATACATTCGACCTTAAGGCCTACCTGAAGCCCACGCTGGACACGCTGACCAGTGACACGTCATGGGTCGTCTGCCCAACGACCCGCAAGACGGGATGGCGGATAATACCGGGCGGTGGGCTCGCGTGGTCAGACACCGCCACGTCCCCCGGTCTGGCCACAGCTTACGACCTCACGCAAATTTCAACATTATCGGCGATCCCGATGAACAAGATTATCTTCGTTGACGCCTTGAACGGGAACGACACCACGGGGACGAGGGGAGATGCATCCAAGCCCTTCATGTCCCTTGATTCAGCCTCCACGGTGCATCAGGATGGTGATTTGATCTTCGTGCTCCCGGGCACGTACTACCCCGACACCACCTCGCTCACGGGCGGTTGGGACATGTCAAAGAAGGGCGGCACGTCCGGGGAAACGGAGGCGGACCTGCTGGTGAACCCCGTTTATTACTTTTGCCCCGGGGCAAGGGTGCTGAAGGGAGAGTGTAATAATAACTACACCTCAGACCTGAACACCGACAACGGGGCTATATGCTCCGCGAAGAAGTACCCCATAAGGATATACGGGCACGGGACGTTCATCCGTACCGCCTCCGATGGCCCAACGGGCAACGGGCAGGTGTTCACGGTCGGTTCGGCCACGTACGCATCGAGGTATCCCTTGTACGTGGAAGCGGACACCATCATATGTACCACGGGTGACCCGGCTATCCATGGTGGTGCCCCCTACACGCCAAACTCAAACGAGGAAAGCACCTTCAAGGTACGTTACTGCCTGCAGAACGGCACTTACGCCAGCGGTTTTTACGGGCGTGCCGCCGTCCGGTGGGCATCCGGCAGGGTCAGGCTTGACGGGACGTATCAATCTAATGCTGAATCCACCATCTGGCAGTACTTTAACGTGGAGGGTTCCGTGGTAACGGCAACGGGGAAGTACATCAACAGCGTTTCCGGCAAGGCCTGCCTCGAAATTCGCAACGGCCAGCTGAACTTTGACGGTGACCTCGGCGGTACCTCGACTTACGGCATCCACCTCGGTGCGATCGGGGGCACGGCGAGTGGTGGTGCTTACGCCGACATCCACGTGAGGCAGTACCCTCAAGCGACAACGTACCTCAAGCCGGTGTACAACAACGGGGGTAATTGCTTCGTGAGGCTTTCAATGCCGTATATTACCGGTACTGGCGGGACCCATATTATTTTCAACGCGGCTGGTAGGATGACGATCGAGGAACTCGCGACCAAGGGTGTAAATTACGAGTTGTGGTGCGACGGGGGCACGCTGACGTGTAACGCCGACTTCTACGCTTACGGTGAAACGTCAACACGTCTCGGCGTCGGGTGCCGCGGTGGTACAACCGTGCTTAACGGGGACATCCACGACCTCGGCGCGCCCATTTTTATAAAAAGCGGGGCGGTGCTGAAAATTAACGGGACCATCACTTACAAGCGGTCAATCAACTGGGGGGGGCCAAATACCAACAGCGTGAGCAGCGATTACTACTACGCGCGCGGCATGATCATTTTTCTTGGGTCTTCCCCCGGCACGCTCGAGATAGGGGCGAACGCGAAGATACTGGATGAAACCTCCACGAACCTCACGAGCGTGATCTTCTCCGAACAATCGAAGGGGGCAAAGATCATAACGCGCGGCGGCGTGATAAAGTCGACGAACAACCACAAGTCTATACTCTTTTCCGGGCTTAACACCCTCGGCGTGCCCTCGCTGTACGGTGGGCCATTCGACACGCTCTCGCTGAACGTATACCATTACGGTGATCTATTCGTGAACGAGGGCTACGCCATGCAACCGGCTTGCGTTGGAACGACGGAACGCGCCGGTTACGACTTCGCGGCGAACCCCAAGAGCATTTACATATCCCTGAACGGTGGAACGGTTGACACCATTTCGATTACATCAACTTGCGCCACGGCGCAGGCGATATGCGATACGATAACCGAAATACTGGCCGATTCGGGGTTTACCGCGATGGAATGCACCCGAACGGGTAATTATATAATGTTGTCCATCCAACTGGACAGCCTGAACAACCAAAGCAATTACTTCGAGTTGACAGGTGGGGATGCCCTCACGGTGTTGGGTTGGAGGCAAAAGGAGTACAAGGCCACCGTTTACGACATGATAACCGGCGGTGCGGCCATCAAGGTCGACGCGGACGTTGAATAGATTAACCAGCCGCCCTTGACGGGGTGGCGTAACACTTAAAATTATGAAAAGTTCAAAATTGTTCTCTCTTTACTGGAAGGATGCCCTGAAATCCCTGTTGATTGTAATTATCACGGCGTTCATCACGGCGTTGTACAACGCCGTGCAGGTAGGTACGATAGAGTTTACTTGGGTATTCCTCAAACCGATAGTATTCGCCTCGATAGCCGCCGGGCTGGCCTATATCATCAAGAACTGGTTGACAAACTCGGATGACAAATTTCTGAGGGCTGATAAATGAAACGGCTTTTAAACGGACGATCAGTCGCCTACATTATAGCACTTATACTGGTGATACTACTACTCCGCGCTTGGGTTGGAAAGGATGCCGCACGCGAGGTAATCCGTGATCTCACCATGCAGCTGGATTCTTCCGCCGGCGTTGATACTGTTTACCGGGTGGACACGGTGCACAGGCTATCCATCCGCGAGACGGTCAGGAGGGTGTACGTCACCGGGCACGGTGACGGTAGTACAAGGGTAATTGATAGCTTGCTCTCCATCCTGTCAACGGTTGATACGGTGACCATGTTCACCGACACGCTGGAGGCTGACAGCGTTATAATCTGGTACGACGCGTACATAACCGGAAATCTTCACGCCATTTCAATAGGCTACGAGCTGCCACCTCCGCTTACCATAAGCGAATTGCTGACCATTACGAAGACCGTTCAGGATGTCAGGGCGAGGGTGTGGCTGGGGGCATTCACCGATCGAAGGGTGAACCGTTACGGTGTATCGCTTTCAGTTGCGAAGCAACGATTTCAGATCGGCACGCTTTACGATGTCAACGGCAGGGTGTTAATGATGGAATTTAAGTACCGCCTGCGATGATTTGGCTGGCCTTCTTTTCCGGGATTGCCGCCGGTGCTGCGCTAATGGGCGTGGTTGTGGTGATCATGTTCGAACGGTGCGAAAAATAAAACGTGAGAATGGGGGAAAAATAGCTTATATTTGTACCGATTTGTTTTCTTTCATGGTTTTTTTGGTTGTGATCCGATGCCGATAGGTCGGCGGGGGCCATCCCGAGGGGGTGGCCCTTTATTTAGAATCATTATAAATTTACAATTAAATTAACATTTTACTTGACAACAGTTATTTTTCGTTGTATCTTTACTTCGTCAAACAACAAAAAAAAACAAAGCCATGAAAACAACAATCTATCGTTTAGATCATTTCGATGACGAGTTTAACGGGTCCTTCATCGGTTTTTTCGAATCTTTCCAAGCCGCTTCCGACTTCGCCGGGAGGCGTGGTGGACATGATGACGTTATACTAACCTTAGATCCTGGCGGTCGCCGCTGGGAGATTACCGGTTTCGATGTTGAAGTTAATCAGCCGGTTGACGCTCAGGATACTGAAACGATTTGGCACCTTTGGGAAAATTCAGAGATCACCTCCACGTATTACATCAAGTCAAATTGGAAGTGATTATGGGATACTTCGACGATGACCAGATTGACTACTTCGACGAGGATCGCGAAGCCATCGAAAACCTGAAATCGGCACATGATGACGAACGTACTGATGATCTGCGTGAAAGAAGTTTTGAAAAACAACTATACTTGAACGGCAACACATTTCCCCAAATCGAGGAGCTCGAACAAAAGGCACGTGCGGAATTGATCGCATCCGGTTATAATGATTCAAATTTCTTCTACCCCACCCTGTGCGGAATTTTAAGGGCATACTACGCAACCCTAAGGGTTGCTGCCGTGAAATTACAAGATGAAATTATAACATTAAAACAATTATGAAGACATTAACGTGGACGGATTGAATTGCTTATAGAGTGCATTAATAAATATGAAATAGCTTGAATTATAACAAAAACAAAATGGAAAAATCAGAATCGATAAGGAACATCGCGAACGCGCTGCTTACCTTCGCCGACAAGGTCGGCAAGGTCATGAAGGGGTCCACGAACCCATACTTCAACTCGCGGTATGCCGACCTGCCAACCATACTTGACGTGATCGGCGCGCCACTCCGAGAGAGCGGTCTCGTGATCACGCAGCACCCGGACGGTGACGGGCTGACGACCCTACTCCTTCACCCGGCTTCCGGCGAATGGATGGCTTCTACCGGGGTCATGCACCCCGTGAAGAGTGACCCGCAAGCAATCGGGTCGGCCATTACATACCAACGAAGGTATAGTATAGGATCGATCCTGTGCTTGAACATCGACGACGACGACGACGGTAACAGTGCAAGCGCGCCGGCGCACCCACAACCCCAGTCCCAGGATGGCATGCCTTGGCTGACAAGCAAGCAATTTGACATCGCGCGCCAAAGGATAGAGGCTGGTGAGAGCGGGGTGACGGCAAAAATCACGGATCACTTCCGGGTGAAAAAAGACTACGTGACGATATTACAGAATTTGGAATTAAATGGTAAAAAATAATCATCATGGAGACAAAACCAATCGTAAGCATCGGCGGCTCTGACATCTCTGCCGTCATGGGATTATCCCGCTACACCACGCCGTTAGAGTTGTGGCTACAAAAGACCGGGCGGGAAGCCCCTCCGGTGGATAATAAGTACATGAAGGCCGGGCGCATGCTCGAGCCGGTTGTCGTCGAATACTTTGAAGATCAAACTGGTATCAAGGCGGTGAACTTTGCCAAGCTCTACTACAAGTCACTAACACTACCTGATTACGTTCACGCCACGGTTGACAGGGTGGTACAAGTTGACAAGGATACCCGCGGCGTGCTGGAGTGCAAAACAACGAGGGCAGACGTTGACCCTGACAGTCCGCCAACAGAATGGGTGATGCAGCTTAATTGGTATCTCGGTGTAACAGGTATGAAGGATGGCTACCTCGCGTGGTTGACACGCGGGTTAGATTTCGGGTGGAAGCATCTGTTATTTGACGGCATTCTGTTTGCCGATCAAGTAGCCGCCGCCGTGAAGTTCATGCGGTACATCGATACTGACACGCCACCGCCACCACTTACCGCCGATGACGTGGCCGCGTTGTACCCTTCGCACATCACCGGAAAGTACCTGGAGGCTACCAATCTGATCAGAGATACAATCGAAGAGTTGAAGGAGACGGTGGCGGAGATATCAAGGTTAGATGTGTTGCGAGATAATTTCGAAACGATATTGAAAAAGGAATTAACGGATGCCGAGGGCATTACCGTTGATGGCGAGATCGCCGTCACCTGGCGGCAGGCGAAAGGATCCGAGAGGGTTGACGTTGCCGCCCTTCGTGAAAAGTACCCGGAGGTCCACGCCGAGTTCGCGCGTGTTGCCGCCGGAAGCAGGCGTTTCATCGTTAAAATGAAAAAATCATGAAGAAGTTATTACCAGTCGGGCGAGGTCGCCGTCCGAACGTGTACCCGGTGCCCTCGATAACCGTGAGGCATTTGGAAACTGACTTCCGCGGTCGCGGCTACTGGAGGGGCTACCTATCGCTCTACGGGCAAGCGGTAACGCTAATGGGAGTCACCCCTGGCGACAGGGTGATGGTGTCAATATCCGGGCAAAACGTAGGTATACAGAAAGATGGAGAGGGCTTCAAGGTGCTGATGAACGCCGTTGGTGCAACGTCATGCTACCTGACATCGCCAAGGCTGACATCGATCCCGGAAGGGTTCTACACCTACACCGGCACAGAGCGCGGGGTATACTGGTTTAAAAAGGCAACGCTATGATTATTAAGCACATGGGGCGCGCGTGCGCGAACCCTCACTGCCGGGGCTTCGCCCGGTACAAGAGCGAGTATTGCTCTTGGCGTTGCAAGAATCAACACGAAATGCAGTTACGTGGTGTTGTGGTAGTTGAACGCTCTGAGTCCTTATCCAAGGATTCCAGCGACAGGTTCACCCCGTGGTCGCCGTTCAGGTAACGGTAGGCAGCTACACGCTCTTTTTAATGGCGTGTAGGTGCTGTTATAGGTAGTTAATTTAAAAACAACAGATATGAAATACATTGATTTTAACGATGAAAGTTTTCCAATTGGTAAGAGAAAACAAGCATACATAAAATTTGCTGTAAGTAAAGGAACTGATATTGTTTCGGCTAAAAGACAAGCTAATAAAAAGTTTGGATTTGAAAAGAAGCCGGGAATATTTGCTATTGTAAAAGATTGGGATGGTCGCATACAACAAAGGTCATTTACTGGAAGTCAAGAAATTTTTGCAGGTTATGATTTGCGTAAATACGAAAAGTCAAACTGGGAAGAAATATGGGAAGAAGATGAAATATTGAAAGTAAAAAAAGAAGCAAAGGAAAAAGGATGGGATGTTATTGAAGTATCGCTTTATTCTTAATTACCTATAACGTGCCGAGTACATGAAACGGTGGGGATAGGATGCACTTGCCTATCCGAAACTGACAATCTTAATTAAGTGCAAGTGGGCTAAAAAGACGCACAACACCCCACTGTTTTATATAATGTGTTGTGTGCAGTTATTTATTATGGAAAAATATATTTTACATTACGCACCAGAAAATTTAAATGGGGATATTCCTGAAAGTAGTTATTCAAGCTTTAAAAGTTTAGTTACTCAAATTGATGCAACTATATTAAATCGACAATTTAAAAAACCGTTAGTTTATCTATTGGCGATGGAAATTGAAGGGGAAAATTACGAACAAAAAGCCAACGGGGAGATACTTGTCACTAAATACGCAGATATGGTTGGTCGTTTTTTAACGTTGCTACATAATTATGCTATTGGCAAATCTAATTTAACTATAAATTTCTTTTTGCAGGAATATACGTCTTTTGAAGATGCCTATAAAGTTGCTTTGAATATGAGGGAAAACTCTCCGCTGTGTTATTCATAATTGCACACAACGTATGTATAACCGAATGTTGGCGGGTAATAAACAAAAACCATGACAATAGAAAAATTTATCAGGAAATGGCTGGGCGACAAAACCAAAACGTACACCGAGCAATACAGGGATGAAATGCGAGATGACATTTACAAGTTAATTGAACGCGTGAACGGGAGGGATGATCCGATGCCGCCTGACATAAGGGCTGAAATGGATGCGGATATGGAGGATAGCGGAATGGCGCAGGGTGAAATTGAAAGCTGTTTGAATCACTGGGGTAACAAGTATACATTAAACCATATATTTCAAAATGTACGAGATCACGAAGGTATTGCTACATGACCCGTTGACCGGTGAAACAACGCCGGTAGACGTAACGATGGAGGTTGAGGACATCGAAAGCACGCGCCGCACTTACATCACGTCACACGGCTACGCGCGCAATCTGGAGGTTTACTTTGTTTACAACTGTAAACAAACAACGGATGAACTTCACTGAGGCGGCATCCTGCTACATTGACAACGGCTTCAATCCAATCCCACTGCGGGCAACGAAGTCACCAGCCTTGAAAATGGGGCATGATTACCTGTCAAGGCGGTTTACAGATGTAACACCCTTCCGAGATTGCGACATGATAGGGGTGGTGTGCGGTGATGTTTCAAGCGGCCTCGAGTGTATGGACTTTGACGGGCACGGCGGTGGCGACATCCGCCGGGTATTTAACGATTTCATGCGTGACCACTTGATCCTCGAGATCACCCGTGCATGCGCCTGCTTCCGCACGCCATCTGGCGGTTACCACGTGATCTATCGATGCCAATCACCCTCCGGAGGGTGCAAGCTCGCCGCGTGGGAGAATGGCGAAGTCATGGTGGAGGTGCGCGGCTCGAGACAGTATATCGCCTGCGCGCCATCGAGTGGCTACAAGCACGTCCACGGGGTGGAACTTGTGAAGGTTGGTCTAATCGAAGATCAAGAGAGGGGCTACCTTCACGGCGTGGCCCGGTCACTGGGGTACTCACCGGGGACTGGAAGGAGCCGCCCGGACGGGGGTACCTGGGGGGCATCATGGGTGTCTGGAACGCCGTTTGGAAAGCTGAACGATACCGGGGGACAACTTGCCCGCGATGCCCTGTTGGAAGCCGGGTGGGTGGAATCCTACAGCCGAGCGGACGGCGTGATATACCTAACACGACCGGGGAAGGATGGAGGGACATCAGCCACCTTCGGCGCGCGGCGTAACATGTTCTACGTTTTCTCAAGCAGCGCAGCGCCGTTCGAGGCGGACACGGCGTATAGCCCGGCTGACGTGCTGCTGAAACTCAAATTTAACTCCAACATGGGGGCACTCAGGGAATGGGTCACCGAGAACTACGGCGACCAGCCCACGGGGGCCGTGGTTGATCTGGAGGAAAGGCTGCCGGGGTTCCCGGTAGACGTGTTTCCCCCCCTGATTAGGGGCTACATAGCCGAACTATCGACGAAGCTGAACTTCAGCGTTGACTTCATTTCAATAGCTGTGCTGTCAGCAATTGCAACCGTTAACGGTAACAAGTATAAATTGAGGGTAAAAAACGGTTGGGTTGCACCTACAATCTTCTGGTTCGTCGCCGTGGGCGACCGCGGGACGATGAAGACACACCCGATAAGCACCGTGTTGAAACCACTACACGTGATTGACGGAGCCAGCAAGAAGATATTCGATGAACAGATCAGGGAGTTTGAACGGGCGGGGAAAAAGGCTGGGAGACGTCCAAAATTCCGGCAAATCGTTATGGGTGACACCACGCTGGAAGCAGTTATAGAGGCTTTAGATTACAACCGCCGCGGGGTTTGCCTGTACAAAGATGAAATAATCGGTTTCATCAACGACATGAACAAGTACCGCAAGGGATCGGATGAGCAATTTTGGCTTGAATCATTCAACAACAACTCGTATACGGTGAACAGGGTTTCAAAAGACCCGTTACATATAGATAATATTTGTGTAAATATTATAGGTAGTATCCAGACTGACACCCTCGCCGGTGTAATGTGTAATCACGTTGACAATGGTTTTTTTGACCGCTTCCTCTACACGCGGGCCGAAACAGAGATTCACCCGCTGGGTTTGGCTGATCCGGGTCGGGAGTGGTTTGATTTTTGGGATACATTTATAATGCAACTTAATGACCAGGTTAATTACATGGATGCCGGAGATACCGTATTAATAGAACTTGAACAAGGTGGGTTATCAAGGATGATAGAAATTGATCGTGGGTTCATCAATATACAGCTATCCAATGACGAGCACCCACTAATGAAGAGCTACGTGTCAAAGATGAAGACCTACCTGCCCAGGTTCGCCCTGCTCATGGGTATCATTGATGCGAAATTTTCGGACGGGGTTGTCCGGGTTGGCGTTGACCAGGTTGACAAGGCGGGTGAATTGTGCGATTACTTCATGGCCGCCATGCGATCAGTGTTTCGTGATGTTGATTCGGTGGATGAGATCTCCCGCGTGGTATCGACAATGCAGGCCAGTTCGAAGATAGAAAAGATCATGAAACTACATACTAAAGGTTATAAGCAGAAGGATATAGCGAAGGTATTGAAGTCGCCACGGTCTTACGTTTCAAGGGTGGTTTCGAAAAAAGGGTAATGGAGAAAATAATGTGTTGCATAAGGCCAGTAAAGGAATGCGAGAGATGAACTATAAAGATACACAACAGTTTGAACGGGCTACAATGCCTCAATTACAAATACAACCTTTAATGGTTTTATGCGGTGTTAGCCGTTCGGTTTTTATTTGATTATTAACAATTTAAATAAAATACAATGATTACAAAAAATGCAACATTTGGAAAAACAGAAAACACAGTAGTTTGCGAACTTGGAACTGGTGACGTTTGGATGTTAGGTTCAAAAAAAGGTGAAAATGGCGAGGTTGTTCTTGCTTTAAAAACTACTGAACCCAGAGAGATTAATGTAAAATAAAATGCGGAGGTTGATTCTTATGACGAAATGCAACCTGAGATAGTGTTTATCTTTAATAAAATCGAAAGTTTAGACGCTTTAATTGGCTCATTACAAGATTGCAGAACTGAGATGCTGTCTTAAACTGACGGCTAACGGTAAGTACATGACCAGTGCCAACACTGAATTTGATTAAATGAACGAACGTAATTTTAAAAGTTTTTGAGGGAGGGTTTTTTATGGTTAATTTTTTTAATGTAGATAATCTCGAATTTATGAAGTCGAAGCCTAACAACTTCTACGACTTGGCAATAGTTGACCCGACATACGGCATTGACGTTGCTAAAAGTGGAAAAGTTGGAGGTAATAACTGCGGAACTGCCAAAGATTACGGAGCTAAAAAGTGGGATAAAAGCAGACCGCCACATGAATATTTTGTTGAATTATTCAGAGTTTCAAAGCATCAAATTATTTGGGGTGGAAACTACTTTATAAATGAACTACTCCCGACTTCATGTTTTATAGTTTGGGACAAAGACAATACCGGAAATTTTGCAGATTGTGAACTGGCTTGGACTTCGTTTGATGCCAACACTTGTAAGATAAAATACGACCCATTGGCAAAAGGTGATTATAAAGGCAAAATACACCCGTGCCAAAAACCAGTAACAGTTTACGATTGGATACTTCAAAAATATGCAAAACCTTGCGATTATTAACGTAAAAACTTAAATAGAAATGGCAAAACAAAAACGAAAATTAATTGAAAACCTACTGTTTGAAGTTTACGACAAAGGTTTGCAACAGAACGACTGCAATTTGACAGATTACTATGAAAAAATACAGCAGGCATTAAACATACCTGTTGTTACCAACCGTACTTTTTCGGTTGATGAAGTTAGAATCTTTTTAGAAAAACAAAAACAAGCGTGTGCTAATGAATTT